CATTTCTGGGCATAAAAAAAGGGGAGTGTTGATTACTCCCCTATCTATACTTGATATTAAAGTTTGAAACCGCTGAATGTGTCTTTTTTCACATCTTGTCTGATTCCACCAACCACATAACTTTCAACTTCCGTTTCCTGGGGTGCGACCTGGAGACCTTTAGAAGAAATCCAGTGCTGAGTCCAAGGAAGTGGATTGTTGTTTGCTGCAATATCATATTGTGGTTTTAATCCTATTGCCTTGAGTCTGCGATTCGCAATCCACTCAACATATTGCTGAAGAAGTTTATCGTTTAATCCGATCATACTACCATCCTTGAAAAGATAGTCAGCCCATCTTTTCTCTTCGTTGACGGCACGATCAAACATTGCATAAACCCACTCTTCTTCTTCCTTTGCAATCTGTTGCATTTCGGGATCATCACCTTCTCTCCACTTATTCATAATATTTTGAGTAAGTGCTAGATGTTGATTTTCGTCTCTTGCGATAAGGCTAATGATTTTAGCTGATCCTTCCATAAGCTTAAGTTCGCCAAAGGCGAAACTACAAGCAAAACTAACGTAAAACCGAATTCCCTCAAGAATGTTAACATTTGCAATTGCTCTGTACAACTTTCTTTTGACATCATTGAGTGTATCTTTTGCGAGAGGAACGTCTTCAAGTTGATACATCCATTGATTGGATGCTCCATAATTCTGTGCTGCGGATATAAAATCATCATATGATTCTGTAACACTCTTAGCGCGTTCAAGAATGCGCTCATCAGTAATAATTGTATCAAACACTTCAGATGGATCTGAGTATATGTTTTTGATTATGTACGTATAAGAACGACTATGAATCATCTCCATGAACTCCCAGACAGTCATACATGCTTCCAGTTCCGGTAAAGAACAATATGGAAGAAATGCTAATCCGGGACCACGACCCTGTACACTATCTAGCATAATTTGGTACTTCAAATTAGATGTGTAGATATGTTTTTGTTCGTCTCTTAACGTTTGATAATCACCTCGATCTTTTTGCAAGGAAACCTCTTCAGGTCTCCAAAAATACCCTAGTTGCTGAGTTGTTAACTTGTCAAAGATTGGATACTTATAAGAATCATACCTTTGTATTCCCAAAGGTTTACCAAAGAACATTGGTTGCTTTTTTGTATTGACCTGATCCGTATTAAAAACAGTCATGCCTTTTACTTGCGTTTGTTCTTCTTGATTAAGAATTTTAAACTGCACTTTTTGACCTCCAAGTAGTCCATTTAATATCATTATTTAAATTCATATGTCAACTCGCACATACTATTTACCTCTTCAAAATATTTGAGTTTCATCATACTCCAAAATTATGGTTTTGTCTATTTTTTTATGTTTTTTTCTTTGGTTGTGTTTGAGTTCTTCTTGATTTATCAGATGCTCTCATTGTTGGTTGTGGATTTTTTACAGTATGTTTATTTGCTACATCTTTATCAAGTACAACAAAATTTTTTTCTCCTTTTAAATTTCTATAAGCACTCGTTCTTGTTCCTGCATTTGGTACTCTAACTGCACTATTGTCTTTATCTAAAACATCAGTTCCAGATTTAACATCTTTTGTCTTAACTTTTTTTGCAGGAACTCTCATAGTTATTGTACTATCTCCACTTACATTTGATATTCTTCTATTGGTAGAAGAATACACACCAGGTCCATAAGCACCGTCTGGGGAATTTTTAAATCCAGACTTTTGAATTGATTTTTTTACTTCAGGAGAAGTGCCGTGATGTAATGTATAAAGTTTTAATCTTTTTGCTTCTGCAATAAATTCTTGAAATGTTTTCATTTCTTGTTCTTTTTAAATATTTAGTTTTCATAACTCCACTTGTATCCTTTACAGTGTTTAAATTTTCCTTCACAAGTATATTTAATATTAGAAGGATTTGTTTCTACAAATTTAGCAGCATCACTAATAGATTGAAACTCTCTCAAAAATTTTCCTTCAATATCATACTGAAACACTTTAATTCTTTTTACATTTGGATTATTTTTGAGTGTTTTGGATGTTTTACTTTTACTCTCTTCTTTGTGAGATTTTCCAGCAAATCCACAAGGAGATAGTTGACCCTTTCTCATTTTACTCCATTTTTCTTTTTGTTCTTCTGTGTGTGCTTGATTGTAAAATGAATTTTCTTGTCCAATAAATTTTCCTTTTCTTTTTATAGATAAAAGTTTCTTTGTTTCTTCTGTATGATAATATCCAAGAATTCCACCATCACCACCAAGAGTTTGATTGTATTCTGGTTTTAATTTAGAAATCCAAAACATTTCTCTATCCCCCAAATTACTTTCACATATTTCAATTTCTTCAATAAAAAAATTATTTTTACCATACTTTCTTAATGCTTTGTGAAAGTAAGTTGTCGAACCATTTTTGGAAGAATAGCAGTGATTATAAAATCTTGTCGATAAAGATTTTATTGTCTTACCAATATATTTTTTATTATTGATTTTATTAGTTATTTGATAAATTCGACCAAACATAAGAATTAGTAAAACCTATTACTATTTATAATAACAGGTCTTTACACTTTGGTCAAATTTTACAACTTTCACAATCTTCCTCTCCAGCACCAGAAAGTTCTTGAAGGAGTGATTGGAGTTCTTGTTTTGATTCTTCAATTACCTCATCTGTTTTATTATCATAAGTATTTTGATAATATGCTGTTTTCCAACCATAACGATAGCAAGTCAATAAATCATTTGCCATCACACTCACAGGAACTTCATTATCAGGATAATTGCTTGGATTATAAGACCAATTTCCTGATATTGCCTGGTCAAAAAACTTCTGCATTACTGCAACAATATTGATATATCCACGATTAGATTTCATATCCCAAAGTAAAGTATAATTATTTTTAAGAGTATTATACTGAGGAACAATCTGCTTCAAAGGACCTTTCTTGGACTTCTTTACAGACAGATAACCACGAGGAGGTTCGATACCATTAGTTGCATTAGAGACGACAGAACTGCTCTCTGAGGGCATCTGTGCTGATAATGTGGAATGTCTCAACCCATACTCTAAAATAGATGCTCGTAGTGCTTCCCAGTCGTGCTGAAAGGGAATATTAGAGATTTCATCTACATCTTTTTTATAAGTATCAATAGGAAGCATACCATCAGAATATTTGGTACGTCCAAAATATTCACAATGTCCTTTTTCTTTTGAGAGTTGATTTGATGTTTTCAGCAAGTAATACTGAAACGATTCAGAAAGACTGTGTATCGCATCCCAGGCACCTTGAGAGTCATAAGCAAGTCCAAGTTTTGCAAGATAGTGTGCGAGTCCTATAAATCCCACACCAAGAGCTCTACGACGTTTTGTGAAGTTCTCTGCTGCCTTTACAGGATAGTGTTGATAATCAATCAGTTCCTCAAGTGCTCTTACTGTGAGGTCACAAAGTTCCTCAAGTTCTTCATCTGATTTAACTTTACCTACATTAATTGCTGATAAAATACAAGTTGCTATTTCTTCTGGTCCATTATCATCAATATGCTGAAGTGAGGTAGTCGGAAGTGTGATTTCCATACAATTATGAACCAAAATATCATTTGCAAAGAAATTGTGAGTTCCTTCTACAGTAATATCATAAACAGCAATTTCTTGTTCTAAGTATTCAATCTTAAGCATTTTTGTTTCTCCTTTGTTGCCACATAATAGTTGATGTTATTGATGCCTTTTCGGCAATAATTTTTCGTTCTTCCGTTGTTCTGTGATATGGATTAAATTTTAATCCACTTCTCTCTTCAAGAATTTTTGTATAATTTTCTCTTTTACCACCAAATCTATTTTTAGAAAAACTTTTTGGAAAATTTATATTTAGTTCATAATTACAAAATTTAGTTAATCTTTTCTGACCTGGAATAAAATTATATTTTTCAATAAATTTAAGACCAAAGTTAATTAGATCTTCATCACTATGACCAGAATGATTTGGATTACCGGAACCAGTATTTCTAATTATAACACCATTTTTCCACTCTTCCTGAACCTCTAGAGAGCATCTGGGAAGCATCCAACCACCCGTTCCACCCGAAGTAGCATTATAACCTTTTTTAGTATCACTCTCAAAGAGTTTGATAAAGTGTATTTCCTTTTCATTAATAAAATTTTCATCTTCAGTTTGATAAGTTTCAATCACAGATAAGTCCCAACAATTTTCACCATATTTTCTAATTGCAGAATGAAATCTAAATTTAGAACCATTTCTTGCTGATGATAAATGACGATTCCAAC